GCCCGATGTTCCTATTTGACCATCCTCACCTGATGTACCTGATGAACCCGTTGAACCCGAAGTTCCTGATAGGCCTGATGTACCATATATTCCTGTTAAACCTGCTGTACCACTTGAACCTGTTGTACCTGATGTACCTGATAGGCCTGATGTTCCTGATTCTCCACTCCCACTGGTTCCGGTTGAACCCGTTGTACCTGAGGTACCAGCTAACCCAGAGGTTCCTGATAGACCACTATCACCCGATGTACCTGTTGTACCAGATGAACCTGCTGTACCAGATGTACCTGTTGTACCAGATGAACCTGCTGTACCAGATGTACCCGATGTACCTGCCATACCCCCAGCTCCGGGTAATGTTCTATATTGGACTTTACCTGTTAAGGTGTCATAAGTAGTTATTGTGAATAAGTCTGGTCTTTCAGTCAGATTTGAAATTTCAAGTGGATCAGTTCCACTTAACCCAAGTGAACCTGTTATAGTTACAGCATTGGTGTTATAATTAAATTTGAAATTATTTGAACCACTCAATTCAAGATCTAATGCCGAACCTGAGGCAAATTGAATATTCATATTTGAACCACCGGCAGCATCTGCTTCAGGAACGTTTATTAATACCCCACCCCCAGGTAGAGATGTTACATCTACCCCGGACCCCGTAAAGTAGAAGGATTGGGCGTAGTTTACTTGGGTGTTATCGTAATAAATTTGAACACCACCCATTCCTGGGAGTGTGCTAAGGTCTATACTTTCAGAAATTTGGGGGTTGCTACCCGTGAAGTAGAAGTTTAGTGTACTACCTACCAGTGAACTGGAGTAGTACATAGATGAGAAGTTCTCATCAACTTCATTAAATGTTAATTCTGACCCTTTATTTTGTCTTAATATAATACTCATTGTTCATCAAAGCTTGTGGGGTTGTTATTATTATCTATTGTGTTTTTATGTTTGAGGTTGGCATCTAGAGCATCTAGGTCTTCTAGATTAGATGATACCTCAACATTAAATGTAATTTGGGATTTGCTGTTGAATTTCTTAAGTGAAGAAAGTTCTTTCTGTATTGTGTCTGGGACAATATACCCATATAGTTTTAGGCTAAATGTTGACTTGACTGTTCTCTCACCCCCACTAACTAATTCTACGGGGGTTGCGAAATTATTAATTGTAGCCTTAAATTGGTAACGTTCAGGATTACCCCAATAGCTATCAGATGCGTAGTTAATAGCTTCTATTATCTTGTTTAATTGTTCTACATAGTAAGTTGAGATAATAAAGTCATATGTAATATTCACGTAATCCGGCATTATAACTGCATAGTTCTGTTTGGTTGGGATCCTATTGTTTAATATACTAAAGTTGTCGTATGTGTTTTGAGGGGAGTAGGTTTTTGTAAAAATTTGGAGGTTATTAGGGTTATTTGCATCTAACTTATTAGCCAAACTTCTTACTTTTTCAATGTTGTTACGTTTGAAGGTAATTAAAGGCATCATTATTTTACCATTTGAATCTCTATAGTACCCATCCTTCTGTACTTGGGCCCATCTTTCGGGTGAACCATAAATAAATGGTACCCTCTGAATAGTGCCATTCTGCTGTACTGTAGGTTTAATTACATTATCCATGTAATACATAATAGCTTCATCGATTTCTTTAAACCCTAAAGAAAATGGTTTAGTTGTATCACCTCTAAAAGATGTTTGGTTACCTCTATTAAATGGGGTACTACTATTAGGGTTTCCAGTTTCAGAAAAACCCATAGAACCCTCTGGTGGGGTGTATGGATTAATTTGTGAGTTAAGTATTTCCCTTTGTGTTTTTGGGGTTGGTGTTTTTCCGGTTTCTGCCATTATATATATCTTTCTCGTGTAATTCCTACTTTATCTGCGGGGACATAGTGTGTTTCACAAATTATTGAAATGTTACTACCAAATTCTTCAAGGTCTGGGTTCCAGTTTCCAGGTGTGTTTGGGTAGTCTGGGTCTTTACCCATAAAATGTTGATTTGTAACAATATTATCAACTTCATAATAACCATCGTTATACAACATAATATCCCCTATTTCGGGAGTTAAATTTGCACCATAGTTGTGGTCGGTAGGGTTAAAGTTTTGGTTGAAGTTTTCGGATGCTGCTAATAGGTCATCTCTAAGGAATTTGAATATAGCTCCCCCTTCAAAATTCGTACCCATATCAGATATGGAATGTTCTTGATCCTTTCTTTCTACTAAGCAGTTTAAAAGAACAGGACCCATGTAGTATTTCTCCTCTGCAGATTCCCCATATAGGTTAACTTTTGTTTCTTCAACTTTGTACTTATAGAAGGCACATTGTTGGGTGATTACGTTACCCACTAATTCTCGATTAATGTGTCTAAATAAACTTATATCTCTCTGTCCACCAAATAATGCCATATCTTATCCTATATAAATTGCTCTTGGTACTCTATTTAATTCTTGTTCAATGAAGGTGCTTTCTGCGTTTCTTCTTTCTAATAATTTCTCCCTTGAGGTTTCACCTAAATAAGCTCTTAACCTATTAATTAATCTTTCCTTTTCATTGGTTGCGGCCGATATTAGGTCTGACCCATTTAATGTAACGGTATCTCCTGGAATTGGTACTGTTGAATATTTACCGCGGACATACCCTAACATTTCTTTACATAATGCTAAAGCGTATTCAAATATCCAACTTCTACCTACGGAGTTTATGCTACTATATGTTGGGTTTGTGTAGGGCACATCATATATGTTTGATATAATACTACTCCCCCCAACCATTAGGGAGGACTTTGATCTTTCTGAATTAAGGATATATTCAAAATACATTTTAGATATTGAACCATCAGGTATTGGGAATATTTTTAGATTGTTGTTATGCATTTCAAATGAGTAGTTAGATCTTCTAACCATATCATTCATTTCAATGGCTTGTAATACTTGTAAGTCATAATTAAGGGGCATAAGTGTAAAATTAACGGCTGGTGAGTATTCACCCCAACCAAAACTATCCATCATACCATTATTACCCTCACCACCACCTGCCGCAGGGTCAAAGAACCTTTTCACTGCCGGGGGAGCATCATAAAATATTCTCATTATTTCAATGTCGTGATCTTTATAGTGGGGTATTGTGGAGCGGGCCCAATCCTCAAGGTCATAATTTTGAATGCTTGCTGTTAGGTCTACAGAACCTGTATGCCAATCCACATTACCACCAGTTCCGGCTTCTACACCATACTGCTTTGACATTTTTATAATCCTATCTAGACTTGGTGTGATAACTGTATTTTCTATGTCTATAGTAGATGAATCCGAACCTTCTAGAGTAAGATAATTATCTCGTGTTTGAAAAGCAAATAACTCATTTGCATATATTGTTACTGCTTCTTCTAGGGCTGCGTAGAAGTTTAAATCTTGTAATTCAACATCCACTATAGGGTAACCTAACCGCCTTGCAGCAAATACTGAGAATTTATCAGCGTCTATTTGGAATTCCAGATCGTTGTCATAGTACCCAAATGGTGTATCACCAGGGGCGAATGAACTTGATCCCGGGAAAATTGGTATATTTGCCATTATTATTTGTTTTTTATGCGTTAACTACTACATACTCAATATCTACACTTTGAATTAAAGAATAAACTGATATGAATTCTATATCTTGGTTGAAGGTGCCATCAAAAGCACTACCTGTAACATTTGGACTTGAAAATATAAGTGAGGAAGTTGGGAGACATTCCATGCTCCAATAACTAACCCCAGTACCACCATTGGATGATGTAAAGTTAACTGCTATTGTGTTAGTGTCATCCAAATTAGAAATTCTAACATATTTCATGCTACTTGAAGGGAAAGTACCGGGTCCTGGGTTTACACCATTTACGTTGATTAAATCGATTGATGATGTTGGGGGGATTGTTACAATTCTCCTATCTACATTAGTAATGTCTTTTATTGTGAAGAAGGTTTCATTTAGGGTTTTGATACCTTTAACTACGTGCTCCTCTTTTATTTTTACTTGGAATGAAGTTGGTTCTAATGTGGATGCCATTTTGTATTTTGTTATAAATATTGGGGGGAGTGTTTTCCATTTAAAAAATGTCAGATCCCCCCAAAATTATATAAAAACCACGTTATCTTTTTTTAGTTTTAGTATTTAGGGTTACACCTGATTCAAAAGCTTCCTCGTAGATTTTTATTAAGTCATCTACAATAGGATCCCTATGGTTTGTAAGTAAGGTGATAGAACACATGTTTTTAATTTTACGTGCGGCTGAGTATAGGAATCTAAATCCTGATTCCCCTCTTGATTTTAAATCAACTTGGTGGTCATCCCCACACACTACCATTTTTGATCTTAAACCTATACGAGTTGAAATCATTTCCATCTGTTCATGAGTTACATTCTGCGCTTCATCTACAATTATACATGAATCTAGAAATGTTCTACCTCTCATAAAAGCTAAGGGTACTATTTCTATTTTACCATCTGCTATTAGTTTCTCAATTTTATCTTTATCATATAGGGCGTACATATTTTGATAAATGGGTTGAATCCAGGGATCCATCTTTTCCCTTAAATCTCCAGGTAAGAATCCTATTTCTTCTTTTGAGACTGTAGGTCTTGTAATTACTATCTTCTCATACTTTCTCCTAAACACACCATCCAGAGCAACTTGACATGCTAGTAAGGTTTTACCAGACCCAGCTTTACCTGATAGGATGGTTAATGTGTTGTTTAATATTTGTTCTTTTGCTAACTTTTGCTCTTCATTTAATTGTAGTTTAAACTTTATTGGTCCCTTTACTATTTTTTTCTCTTTGAAGATTTTATCCCCGTGATGATTTGATGGCATATTAGATTTTATATTTGTTTAATAATTAAGGTAAATGTTAAATTAGTATTTAATATTTAATAATATGGGTGTATGTCGGAGGTTGTTTTTAGTGTGGTATAGACGTTAAAATATAAAACTAACCCTCACCCATATGTTGATATACTAAATTATTTGTTAATACATATAAGGTTTATCCTCACACTATGTGGAATATATGAAATTGGAGTTGGGGGACCAAGGGTGGGTTGGGGAGAAGTTGAGGACATAAAAAAGGGACGCAAAATGCGTCCCTCCCTATTATTTAACCTTGATATGGTTAGTTATTACTATAAAGTGTTTAAACCACTTACAATAATCTTACCA